AAGGGAGCAGCTAGGAATTGACGTTAAGTTTGTATTCGGCAATTCTTCAAACAGGATAGGAAAAGGGTCAAAGATGACATATGCGAATTGGTGCGATAAGCACAATTTCGATTATTCAGATGAGCGCCCCCCTAAAAAGTGGTTCAGCAATAATAAAGGAAAAGGAAAGCGACATGGATAAAGAGGACGATACTAATGTGCCGGAAAGACTTCAAGGTATATACGAATCTCTTCCAGATGATTCGATATCTATTATTATAAGTAGAAGGTCTGTAGATATAGATGAAGAACAGGAGGAGACAAAGAAATCATCCATAGAGAGAGTTGAAATTAGTGTCATCGATAACCTGACTAAGGAAGCTCTTGAAGGGCCAGTATTCTATTTAACTCACGGCCTATTGGATATTATTGAAAACAGTTTTGATGACGTAGTAGAAATAGGGTACTGTAGAGCAATGTATCTTCTTTCTGAAAATGATTCAAATACGCTGAATGGCTCTGCTGATATCCTGAATTTCGCTGATTACAAAAAGACAAATGGAAAATAAAATGGATACTGAAATAAACAGCCCTTCACATTATAACACTAATGTTGTTGAAACGATTGAGATTATACAGCACAGTATGTCCGCTGAAGAGTTTCACGGATACTTGAAGGGCAACATAATCAAGTACGTTTCAAGGCACAAGCACAAGCACCCAGCAGAACCGTATAAGGACTTGTGTAAGGCGCGGTGGTATCTGGAGGCATTAATAGAAACATACGGCAATTTTACATCGGAGGGCGGGGATGCTTCTTGAAGAAATGCAGTATTCCTTTTGGTCTAAAAAAGTAGATCATTTTATCAGCATGTTTGAGTACGGAAGGGATACCCCAGAACAATTCACTAATAACATGGTATTGATGGGGTTTACTGAAAAGGATATCAGACGCGCTCTTTTTGAGGAGGAAGAAGATGAATAAAAAATTTATTATTATAGCAGTAGCTGTTCCGCTTGTATTAATAAGTGGCGCAGCCAGCAGTGTTTATTTTTCCAGTGAGTGTAAATACAACCCGTTCACAGGAGCTTTTGTTGTTGATGGAAAGGAGTATGCTCACGGCACAATGAAAGATGCGTGGGCATGTGCGCTAGAGGGTGGATTACCTCAATCCGTTATCTCCAGATTAGGAAAGTATGGAGATAGGGATACACAGCTTGAGGCAGAGAAGATTATAAATAAGGACAGGGAGATTAGACAGAAGGGAGAGGGAAACAATGATGGGTAAAAGCGAAACAGTACAGGATAAGCTTAGAATTTTTCACCGTTCCTTCAAGCATCCGGTAGGATTGAAGTATCCTAAACCTTCCTCTGTTATTGATGGTGAGAAGAACTTGCGAAAGAAACTTATTCAGGAAGAGTATAAGGAGTTGATAGATGCTATCAGCAATGATAAGAGTGATGATGTACTTAAAGAACTTTGTGATCTGGTTTATGTGTGCGTTGGGTTTGCTGTTACTTACGGTTGGGACTTTGATTCTGCATTCAACCGTGTACACGCTTCAAACATGTCTAAGCTTGATGCAGACGGCAACCCAGTATACAGAGAAGATGGCAAAGTTATTAAGTCTGATTGCTATCAACCACCGAATTTGAAAAGGTTAGTATGATGATGTTTCAACCCGCCCTACTGGCGTTTCTGTTAATGTGGCTCATTTCTGTGATAGTTATCACATGTGATGCTGCCTTTTAAATGAAGGAAAATAAAAAATGGATTGTGAATATACAAAAGTTTTTCCAGTAGATCAATGGAATAGACTTGGAGGAAGCTTCAGTCTTTCTGATGTTCCTATCGCTGGTTATCAAGAGCTAACAAGAGAAGGCACAGTCTTATCTGAAGATATTGCTATGCAAACGTATGAGGTTTCAGATTATGAGAAAGGCTGGGTTTTTGAAGTTCCTATGAGTGCTGTAAAAATTATAGAAGGAGAAGAAGATGGAACTGCCGAATAATCTTATAAATGAAATCTTGAACTATCTTGCGAAGCAGCCGTATAAAGAAGTTGCCGGTATGATTAATGCAATCGTGCAAAGGCAAGCAAACAGCAAACAAGAGGAGTTACCGTTAGATGAAGACTGATTATCAAGCGTTCATTCATCAATCGCGGTACAGTCGTTGGCTTGAGGAGGAAGGTCGCAGAGAGACATGGGAGGAGACGGTAACACGGCTGCTTGATTTTTATAAGTATTTCCTAGAGAAGAACCATGACTTCACGATGCCTAAAGAAGTATACACTGACCTGTATACAGCGATTGTGACCATGCAGGTGATGCCGTCCATGAGGGCAATGATGACGGCAGGACATGCACTGGAACGTAACCACATTGCTGCATACAATTGTAGTTATCTTCCTGTTGATAGTCCCAGATCATTTGATGAATGTCTGTATATCCTGATGCACGGCACGGGAGTAGGCTTTTCTGTTGAACGGCAATTCATAAATCAGTTGCCGTCCATTCCAGAGAATGTTGAATATAGCGAAACGTGCATAGTGGTACAGGACAGCAAGGAGGGATGGTTCAAAGCGTTCAAGGAGCTAATCAATCTTCTGTACGCCGGACAGATACCGAAGTGGGATATGTCTAAGGTGCGGCCACAGGGAGCAAAGTTAAAGACGTTTGGTGGTAGAGCCAGCGGTCCAGAACCGCTAAATGAATTATTTCAGCTAACCAGCAGTATGTTTAAGAATGCAAGCGGCAGGAAGCTAACCAGCTTGGAGTGCCACGACCTTATGTGCAAGATTGCTGATGTTGTTGTAGTTGGCGGCGTCCGTAGGTCTGCGCTGATCAGCCTGTCGAACCTATCTGATGATCGCATGCGGCATGCCAAGAGCGGCGATTGGTGGAACACTCATCCGCACCGCTCATTCGCTAATAATTCTGTATGCTACACAGACGTTTTGGATACAGGCTCATTCCTGCGAGAGTGGAGTGCGCTGTATGCAAGTAAGTCTGGAGAGCGCGGTATATTTAATCGCAAAGCTGCACAGGTACAGGCGGCTAGATATGGACGCCGGGACGCTGATACGGAATACGGAACTAACCCGTGCAGCGAGATCATACTGCGTCCTAAACAGTTCTGTAATTTGAGCGAAGTTGTAGTGCGCGCTGACGATACACCCAAAACACTACAGAAGAAAATAGAACTTGCTACAATTCTGGGTACGATCCAATCATGCTTCACTGATCTTAAAGGATTAGGTCGGCAGTGGATTAAGAATACAGAGGAGGAAAGGTTGTTAGGTGTTTCTCTTACCGGCATCTTGGATAATGCGATGTTGGCTAATCAAACGAAAGACGATCTTCCCGCGATACTGAGTAGTCTTAGGGTGAGCGCAGTTAATGTCAATAGCAAGTGGGCGGGTATGCTGAACATAGAACCGTCTGCTGCCATTACGTGCGTCAAGCCGTCCGGTACAGTCAGTCAGCTTGTCGATGCTGCCTCCGGTATTCATCCCCGACATTCGGAGTATTACATCAGAACAGTACGGGCCGATAAGAAAGACCCGCTCACTGAGTTCATGACTGATGCTGGTGTTCCTGTTGAGGACGATAATAAGAAACCTGAAACGACTGCTGTATTTTCGTTTCCCGTTAAAGCGCCTACGGGGGCTATCACTCGCCACAACTTATCTGCACTTGACCATCTTCGTATATGGCAAGTCTACGCAGAGTACTGGTGCGAACACAAACCCAGTATCACGGTGAGCGTCAGAGAGGAGGAGTGGTTGGAAGTAGGAGCATTCGTATTCAAACATTTCTCCACGATGTCTGGAGTCAGCTTCCTTCCAATGTCAGAACATATCTACGAACAGGCTCCGTATCAGGATTGTACTAAAATGGAGTACGCTGCACTGTTGAAGCGGATGCCCAGCAGCATAGATTGGAAGCGTCTTGGCGAATATGAGCGCGAAGATAACACGCACGGATCGCAAACTTTGAACTGCACGGGTGATTTCTGTGAGATTGTGGATTTGGTGTGATGAAATGGGCTGTTTTTAGCGTTTTCCATTTAATGGCCCATACAGCCCCGTACAGAGGAAAGTAAGGTTTCTGGACCCTTACCCTACGGAACTCCTTA